TTCGATATTTTCTACGGATGGACCACAAGTTTCCAACTCGCAGCAACATTAGGTGCTGAATTGGGTGATTCATTTGCTGAAAAAGTTGACCAACGTGTTACACAATCATTTGCTAACGGTACAGCACAAGAATCTGGCGGAACAGCAACACCAGTAGGTCAAACAACTGGCTTCAAACCAACTCCATTGAACACATACTATCCAACAAGTGCTGACGGATACACACGTGTATACCAATTGGGTGCGTTAGAATTAGTACCAAGTGGAACAACTATTTCTTTCACAGGAAACGTTTCAACAGGTGGTACTGCAGGCTTTACAACCAATTCAGTTCTTGAATTAATTCGTTTTGCAAAACAACAATTCAAAGTCGCTCGTATGAGTGGTAACCCAGTTGTTGTATTAGACAGCAATGGTTATGTAACTGAAGCAACTTCAGGTGCAGTAGGCGGAAGCGGTTCAAGTTTAACTCGCTTATTAAGCGAATTAACTGGCGGCGCAGTAAGTGGTCCATCAAGCGGTGGTAGTAACTTATCAGCACTTGGTAACGAATTGTTAGCAACTGGTAAAATTGAAAACGTTTATGGTTGTATGGTAATGTTTACAACATTCTTGCAATACAGTGCTACACGCACAATTAACGGTACAGCAAACTCCCCAGCGTTAGTAGGTGCTTATTTCGGTGACAGTGCATTGTTCACTGTTATGAAAGAAGGCTTACAAATCAAGATTGGTGAAGTCCCAGGTGGCTTACAAAATTGGTTAACCGGCGTAGGCTATTTCGGTTCTGGCGTTGGCGATCAACGTCGTGGTGGCGCAATCAACATTGTTCAGGACGCACGTTCATAATTTAAAATCTAGGAAATAGATCATGTCAGTACCATATCAACGAATCTCAAACGCGACTGTAGCAGACATACAATTTTATGATCCTGCAGCATATCGCCGTGCGCAAGCATTAAACATTGATTGGGACCCCTACTTTAAAGTAGGAAGCCAAGAATGGTTATATAAACTTGAGTTTGGTTGGTGGAACAAGTATTGCGATACAGTTCTTGGAGCGTACTATTATGCAAATTTGCCTAATGGTGCGCTCATTTCTAGTTTTAATCCTAGTCAACTCATCAAAAACGATCAAACATTAATACGTTTAGACGTTTTTGGTGCAGTTCTGGTTTTTTACGAAAGTTTAGTTACTGAAGTATCAAACATGAACGATGTTGACAAGATGAACTATGATTTTGCCAAAGACCGTTGTGATCGTGAATGGACAAAAGCATTAGAGTTAATGAACTTTTATGACTTGTATGGAAATTCACCAAATGGTCCAACAACAAAATTGGAAGAGAACTGGACAGCGGACGTGGATTACTTCAATGGTGATAGGAGATTCTTCTAAGTGGCAGATATCTATAATAGTAATAATAGCCCTTATATTACTGGTGATGGCGTATACAACATGGTGAAATTTTACATTCCATCAGGTTGGGATGTACCAATATTCAGTAATGAAGACTGGGCTAGCGATACCGACATTGTTCGTTATGGCATTTACATTAGTGATATTGTAACCACTAACAGAGTTCCTAACAAACTTGGTGTAACTACCGGTTCAAGCATTTATAACGCTACAGATGAATTTTATATTGCGTATATTAGTTTCCAACAGGACCCTAACATTGGTAGAGTCCGTTCAATGATTAATAGTTTAGTCACTGATAATGTACCTGGAACTACTGTACCATTTATGAATGGATATTTTGAACGCGATTATCAAGAAGTCTTGAATTATGGTCCACAACGTGAACGCTATACCTGGACATTTAAATTAACTCGTCTTGAATTTCAATAACGCCAACATTAAGGAGAACTAAAATGGCATATGTAAGACTTTCAACTAACACACAAGGCACACAGCCAGTTGTTGTTATCGGCATTAGCGGTAGCAATCTTGCTAATACTCAAACTTCAATAACTGTACCTGCTGTGCAAGATATTACAATTACTAACTCAACTGGTGTATATACATATACCACTTTTAGTGATGTAGATCAACGTAAGTTGTCAACACCTGCAAACAACGAATTAGGAATGAACGTCATTATTGACAAAGATTCATATTTCGGTAATGCAAGTGCTAGTGCAAACTCAGCAGCATACTATGGTATCGCATACTTGAGTCAAAATAAAATTGAATTAGACTTTCAAGTTTATTGGACTGGAAACACAAGTGGCAATACCGATCCTATCTCAACAGGATCTGGATTTATCACAAACTTAGCAGCGAAGACAACTCCAACTGCTCCAGTATGGATCACTCCAATGAATATTGCTGTAGACGGCACATTGACAACTGGCTTGACTGGTTAATATTAACTGATAGTTAGTTAAAAATAAAAGTGGGGGCAATAAAATGTCCCCATTTTAATAAATTAAAGGAATAAACAAATGAATGACAAATTAAATGTATGGTTAAAAACAGACCATGAAAAATTAGAAAGCCTATTAGCAGACGAGGCAAAAATGATGCCAATGCTTGATAATATGTTAGCAACAATTAAACAAATGAAAGCGAAACAGGCATTTCGTATAGCATTATTAAATCAGTTATTAGAAACAACTGATATAAACTTAGGTGAAGAACACATATAAATACTATAAACAAATAAAAGGAAATTAACAAATGAATATTAAAGAATTAACAATCGTTCCCGAACTTATAGAAATTACACTTGATAATGAAGATTTGGTCGCAAAGTATGGTGAACCAATTACTTTTCATACCTGGTCAAATGTAAAATTACCAACATACTTTGATTTTTTTAACGCACGCCAAGAAAGTGAATATGGCAGTTTAGAAAAAATGTTAAGACAGATGGTATTAAACGATAAGGGTGAAATTGTATTAGGTGATAATGAAGATTTGCCAATTGATATCGCAGCAGCAGCAATTAACAAGTTGAGCGAAATCTTGGGAAAGTCACTCAGCAAGAAATCAACCCAGACAGTTGGAGAACAGCAAAATTAGTTTGGATTGGTAGAATAGCCGAGAAATACGGCCTTCTACCAAGCGAAGTTTTGGTAAGGGCAACAACTTTTGACATGATGGTAAGTGATGTTCTTGCGACCTATGAACAATATTTAGATGCTAAGGCAAACAATAAACCAATGGAGTCAACAGCATTTAATTATAATGAAGATGAATTAATGAGTATGATGGAGAACGCACGTGGAAACAAACATAACAAAAAGACTGGCAATGGTAAGTAAAACCCTAAATGCTAACAATATAGCACCATTGGCTTATAAAAAGTTTGTGGAAGTAACTCCTATTGCTCAACAAAATATTAAAGGTAGAAATTATGGTCAAAGTGGTTTTGCTAAAGCAAACACTCGTTTAGAAAATACAACAATAAACGCTGACTATAATTATGCTGATGTATTAAACAAAGGTAGAGGGTATCGCGATGGTCAAATGCGTGGTAGCAATCAAGCACCAGAAGGTATGGCCAAACCAACAATTGAATATATTCGTGATTATATTCAAAGAACAACTGACGTAACGGTAACACATTATGGCGACTATTGATACATATAAAATTGATATACAAACAACTGGTATAGATCAGGTACAAAATGCCACTACAGGTATATTAAATTTAAGTTCAGCAATCGCTGGTATAGGTTTTACAGAATTAATTAAACAAACCGTAGAAATGGCTTCTTCGATGCAGAACCTAGGCGATTCATTTGGAATTGCTACTGGCGAGGTGGCAGCATTTAGTCAAGCAGTTGGTGAATCGGGTGGACATAGTGATAGAGCAGGTCAAATGCTTGCTAAATTCTATCAAACTTTAGATGAAACTGCTAACGGGTCAGCAAAAGCAGAAAAAGCCTTATATAAAGTCGGCATTACTATGAATGATATTAGAAATTTAAGTAATACCGATATATTAAAAAAATTACTTGATAATTTAGCAGAAATGGAACCAGGTGCTGAACGAACAGCCGCAATAATAGGAGTACTTGGAAAAAGCGCTCGTGAAATTGATCCAACAAAATTAAATGAAATTATTAAAAATAAAGATGTTTCCGCATTAGATGATGCCATGAATGGCGCAGCCGACGCTGTAAGAGCACTACAAGAAGCATTCCAAACTTTAGAATTAGCAACATTACAATTATTTCAACCAGAAATTAAAAGTGTTAAAGAATTTAAATTAGATATTGATGATGCTAAAAAGTATGTTAATATATTAAAAGATGCATTGGTTGTTTTATTTACAGCAGAATTTATAGCAAATTTAACCAAAGCGGTAGAAGGATTTGTATTACTCAAAAATGCTATAATCGGAGCAACAACAGCCTCAGTGGCATTAGAAGCAACTAATCCTATAGGTTGGGTAGCCTTAGGAGCAGCAGGCGTAGCATTGTTAACAGACAAATTATGGGACATGGCTCATGCCCAGGATGAAGTTAATAAGAAAACAAAAGAAAGTACCGCAAATACTTTAGAAAATAGTAAAAAAGCCTATGAAACCTACACCGCGGCCATGGAAACTATATTTAAAGCAAGAGATTTAGAATTAGCACAGCCAAATTTAAGTCAAAGTCAACGCGATCAAATATTAAAAAATTATAATCAACTTCAACAGAACCAATTTACAACGATGCTTCAGCATGGCGGCATGGAGTATTTGAAAACATTGCCTCCACAGGCTGGAACAGAAGGTACCTCAGCCAGCGAAGTTAATGCTGCTAATAATCTTGCTGAAATACAATATATTAAAGATAAATCAGCCGCGCAAAAAGAATACAATACTATAGTATTGGCTTCGATGAGCCTAGATAAAAACGACGGTGATTTATTAAAGAAAAATGCTGAAGCCATTAAAAAATATCTTGATGATATTGCCGAAATTAATAAAAAGATTACTATCGAAGAAAGAAGTCAAGAACTTACAAGAACTAGTAATTTAAATAAATTAAATCAAGAAAAAACTCAAAAACAACAAGATTTACTTAACACTATATCATCTAATAATGCTCAAAGTAAAATTACTGAGCAACAACAATTACAAAATCAATTGTTAAAGGATAGAATTGGTGTTCAAACCATATTACAAGGTATAGAACAAAGAAAACAACAAGAAGAATTAGATTATTCTTATACAATTGGTGAAATGGATCAAAAAGAATATGAAAGACAAACAAAATCTTTACAAATTAATCAAGATTTAATAAATTCTCTTTCTAAACTAAATTCAGAACAAGAGGCCTTAGGTGATAAGGCAACCAAGACAGATACTATTAGAATAGAAAATGCTAAAAAATTAGCCGCTGCTAATTCTGAATTAGCACAACAAGATTTATTGTATAGCAAATTTAAGCAGGATGAATTAGATAAATCATCAGATGCTGCCTTAAGAGCATCACAAGAAGCCTTAAAGGATATGGTTACACCATTTAAAGCAACACAAGAATTGTTTACAACTATTTTTAATGGTATGAATCAAGCATTAATTAATTTTGTTAATACAGGTAAATTAAACTTTAAAAACTTAGCATTAGCAATTATTGATGATTTAGTGATGTTAGAATTGCGCATGGCAGAAGTTAAATTATTTGGATTTGGTACTGCAGGTGGCGGATTATTAGGTTCATTTTTTGCTTCATTATTTGGTGGTGCTGGTAGTTCAGGCATGGGTAGTGTAGCCCCAGTACCTGGCGGTGGATATGCGGCAGTAGGCGGTAGTGCTACTCCAGATATGCCAATGATTGTTGGTGAACAAGGTCCTGAATTATTTGTTCCACAAGGCGCCGGCAGTATTATGCCAAATTATGCATTATCAAGCATGATGGGTTCGCAAAATCAATCGGGTCCAATTAGTCATACTGTAATTAATAATAACATTTCAGCACTAGATAGTAAATCAGTAGCACAAATGTTTGTTGAAAACCGTAAACAATTGTTAGGTAGTGTTAACATGGCACAACGCGAATTAAGTTATGGAACTTATTAAGGAAATTTAAATGGCAGGTATACAAACAATTATAGATTATAGCAATAATTTACAAATTAACCGTCGTAAAGTTGTAGGTATTCAATATACAAGAAATGAAATACCAAGAGCAAGTTTGACACCAACTACTCAACCCTGGAAATTTGTATTGACATTGCCAACAATATTAAAATATAGTCTTAATCGAGATTTATTGGAAGCGGTTGATACATTAGATAGATATACTCCAGAAATTGTTACTTTTAATAATAATCCTAAAGTACAATGGATATTTCAATATCAAGGCACAATGAGTACTAGCATGATTAATGCTATTACAGTTTCAAGTTTTTCTGGTAACCAATTGGTATTAGGTAATTTACCAGTATTGTCAAGTAATAGACTATTATTTGCGGCTAACGATTTAATACAAATTGGTGATAATCCTTATCCATTTACAAG